TGGGCGGGGCGAAGAAGCCGCTGACTCAGTGGTCTGACGAGGAGTTGGAGTCCGAGTTGGATCAGCGTCTCAGCCGCATTGCCATGAGTATTGGTGGAGGTTTCCTCAATGTCGAAGTCACGCCGCAAACCCCCGCAGATTTCGCCGCTGCCGTCCGTCAAGCGATTGGGGTCGTTCCAGCAGAGCGAACTCAAGGAGATGCAGGCGGAGTTGGCGAGCCGCCGGATCGAGGCATTGCGGCTCTACCAGCCGACGCCCAAGCAGGAGGAAGTCCACCAGTCCCGGTCGAGCGAGATGCTGGTGCTGGGCGGTAACCGCTCCGGCAAGTCGCTCTGCACGTTCGTGGAGGACGCCCGTGCCGTCTGCGGGAAAGACCCGCACGGGAAGTACCCCGAGAAGGACGGCATCCTCGCCATCGTTGGCAAGGACTGGAAGCACATCGGCCTTGTGGTCTACCCCATGCTGTTCATGGCTGGGGCGTTCAAGATCATCAAGGACGAGAAGACCGGCGAGTGGCGGGCCTACAACCCGGCGACCGACGCTGCCCGTGAGCGTGAGGCAAAGCCTGCCCCGCCGCTGATTCCGCCACGCATGGTGGCGAAGAAGTCGTGGATTCTGAAGTCCGCTCGCTACATCCAGTCCTGCACGCTGACCAACGGCTGGCAAATCTACTTCTTCTCGTCGGAAGGAGAGCCGCCGCAGGGCTGGCAGGCGAACAGGGTCCACATCGACGAAGACGTAAACAACGGCGATGCGTGGGTTCCGGAAATGCAGGCCCGCCTCTCTGACCGTCGCGGTGTATTTGCGTGGTCGGCTATGCCGCACAGCAAGAACGACTCGCTCCAGTCGCTTGCGGAGCGGGCCGACAAGTTGGCGGAGGAGGGCGTCGAGAACCCGACCATCGTCAAGTTCCAACTCCGATTCCTCGACAACCCGCACATCCCGGACGACGAGAAGCGGAAGCGTATCGAAGGCTGGGCGGCACTGGGCGACGATGTGCTGCGGATGCGAAGTGAGGGCGAGTTCATCAGCGACTCGATCCTCTGCTACCCGACGTTCGCCATGCACGTTCACGGCTACGACCGGACGGAACTGGAGAACCTGACCGTCCCGAATGACTGGTGCCGGTACGCCGCCATCGACCCTGGCCACGCCGTAACGTCGGTGCTATTCGCCGCCGTGCCGCCCGACGAGTCGATGATGCTGATCTACGACCAACTCTACATCCGCAACTGCAACGCCATCGTCTTTGGCGAGAAGATGCAGGAGAAGTGCAAGGGCCAGAACTTCTACGCCTTCATCATCGACATGCACGGCGGTCGGCTCCGTGAGATCGGCTCCGGACGCCTGCCGGTGGAACTGTACACCGAGCAACTCAAGGCTCAGGGTGTTGCCAGCGAGACGACGGGGCACAGTTTCCTGGCGGGCTGCGACGACGTGCAGGCCCGTATGTCGGCCGTCCGGAACTACCTCCACATCCGCCCTGACGGCAGGCCCATGCTGCGGGTGCTGCGGAACGCCGTCCCCGACCTGGAGCGGGAACTCAAGCGGTACAAGCACAAGACCCAGTTGGTGGGCGGCACCTACGTCGTGACGGACCAGCCGAACACACGGGGGGAAGTCCACGCCTGCCAGTGTTTGGAGTACCTCTGTGCCTATCGACCTCGCTGGCACAAGCCTAAAGTCGATGTCGGTCCCGATCCCTGGTACGTCGATTGGGTGCGGAAACGCAAGAAGCGTCTCGCAGCCGAGTCCGACGAGTTCATCTTCTTAGGCCCACAGTCAGGAGCGAAGTATGGAAGCCGAATCCTTTAGCCCGCCGCAGGTCCGCGTCGGGGACAGCGTGTACTGGTATCACGACCCGCTGAACTGCAACGAGCCGACGCTCGGGTGGATCGTGGAGCGGCCCGGCGTCATGACGGTCAGCGTCCTCACCTTCTCCCCGAACACGGGATTCCTGGAGCGTCCGTCCGTGCGGCACAAGGACGATCCCGGCTTGCAGGAGCACTCCGAGTGGCGGCAGTGGGGCTGCTGGGACTTCACGCCGCAGTCTGCACAGATGCGAAAGATGGATGGCCTCGTGGCTCAGATCGCCAGCCTGACGGAACAGGTTGCCCTTGCAAGGAAGCAAAACGGTGGAACCAAGAACGGGTGAGGACGCTCTTCGCTCTCTAGCGACCGGGTGGCTCAAGAAGATCGAACTGTCTCTCAAGCACAAGCGTCCTTTCACGGAGGACGGCCGGGAGGCCATGTCGTTCTTTGACGGGCCGCACAACTGGTTCTGGAAGGACACCTACGCCCGCCACGAGTACGGCTACAACCGCACCATCGCCCCGCCTGCGTTCCGCATGCAGGTCAATCGCGTGTTTGAGGCGGTGAAGTTGTTTGGCAGCGTCATCTACCACCGCAATCCGGTGCGAACGGTGACGCCCGCCAAGTACCCGTTCGTCTCGCCGGAGGTGGTGGGTGTCGTGGACGAGCAGTCCATGATGGCGTACCAGCAGGCGGCACAGGACACGATCCAGCGGACGGAGATTCGCAAGATCGCCGCCCTGCTCATGGAGCGGTATCTGAACTACACGCCCAACGAACTCGACCTCAAGACGCACAGCCGTCGCGTCGTGGACGAGGCGATCATCAAGGGCATGGGCGTGTGGTGGACGGAAATGGTCACGCTGCCCGGCTCGGACATCGGGGTCATCGGGTCGTTCGCGGACAGCGTGGACAACTTCACGATGGACCCGGACGCCACAGAGATCGAGGACATTACGTGGTGTGCCCGGCGTTGCACGCACCCGATTGACGTGGTTGCACGCCAGTACGGCCTGGATCGCGATCAACTCAAGGGCCACCTGGACGGTGCCAAGCCGATTGACGGCGAAGGCGACAACCAAATCTTCACGGAGGAAGACCAGACCTACAAGGGACGCAAGGCTGGCAAGTCCAACGAACTGGTCACCTACTGGAAGATTTGGAGCAAGACGGGACTTGGCGACCGCCTCAAGGACACGCCGAAGGAACTGGTAGGCACCTTCGACGCCGTTGGCGACAACTGCTACATCGTCGTCTGCGAGGGCATCCCGCACCCACTCAACATGCCGCCTTCGGCACTGGAGGAGCAGGTCGATGAGGCGACCGGCATGCCTCCGGGACTGTTCCGTGCCGTGCAGTGGCCGATCCCGTTCTGGGCGGAGGCCAATGGCTGGCCGTTCGTGGCCCTCGACTTCCACCGCAAGCCGGGCTACGTGTGGCCGATCAGCCACATCAAGCCGGGCATCGGTGAACTGCGGTTCCTGAACTTCGCGATGTCGTTCATCGCCCAGCGTGTCGCCACCAGTTGCGAGACGCTGCTGGGCGTGAGCAAGGCGGCGGACCAGGACATCAAGGATCAAATCCTGTCGCAGTCGGAAAAGGGATTCAAGGTCGTGGAGATCAGCGAGACGCTCGGCCGGAGCGTCAACGACCTCATCTCGGTGTTCCAGTTGCCGGAGGTGTCGCCGGAGTTGTGGCGCATCGTGGACGCCGTTGCCCAGCAGTTCGACAAGCGAGTGGGCCTGACCGAACTCGCGTACGCTATGACCTCCAGCCAGATACGGAGTGCCACAGAGGCCAACGTGAAGGCGGAGCAACTGTCCGTGCGTCCGGACGACATGGCGAATCGGCTGGAAGACGCCATGAGCCTGCTGGCCCGTCGCGAGGCATTGGCGGCACGCTGGCTGCTGCGTCCGCAGGATGTGGATTCGATTGTCGGCCCGCTGGGTGCGGCTGCATGGGCACAGCACATCGCCAGCATGGACCCGGCGACGGTGGCCCGTGAGTTTGAGTACCGGGTTGAGGCTGGGTCGGCCCGCAAGCCGAACAAGGCCACCCGCGTCGAGCAGATGCAGGCGGCTCTCCAGACGCTTGGCCCGATCCTTCAAGGGCTGGTGCCGATGGGGATGGTGGACCCGCTGAACGCCCTGATTTCGGACTGGGCCGACAGCCTGGACATCGACGCCAAGCCGTACCTGCTGCCGCCGCCACCTCCTCCTCCGCCTCCTCCTGGCCCGCCTGGAATCCCTCCAGGCCCGCCTGCTGGGCCGGATGGCGCCGCACCCGATCAGCCGCCCCCGATGCCAGAAGGTCCGCCCCCGCAGGTGCCGCCCGAGATGCTGCCGTAGCGGGACAAGAACTTATAGACGCCATGAAGACCGACATCACACTTCCGCCCGAAATTGCCTCCGCTGGCTGGGAGGTGCAATCGCACTACCTGCGTCTCATTGAGGACGGGCAGACGGAGCGATTTGCCGCCATGTGTGCCCTACGTCAGCCTCCTGGCACGCGAGGCAGCGACCGGGCATTCATGCAGGGTCGCTATGGTGGCGAGTGGCTCAACAACATTCCCCGCAAGCAGGCGGACTGGCTGATTGGGCAAGCCCGCGCCGCCGGGATCAACACCACCGGCAAGTTCTACATGGGCGGCATCGCTGACAAGCGGGGCCACCTCGACCCGGAGGCGTGGGTGGACTCGACCGGCGACATTCTGCGGGTCGCCAAGAAGCGTGACCTGGAAGTTCACGGCATCGTGGACTACGTGCCGCCGGAAAAGGGTCCGCCGAAGGAAGTGGACATCAACCCCCGCATCCTGCGTGAGCATGTCCGCGAGGAGATGAAGAACAACCCGAAACTCAAGCGTGGCGAGGCCATCGAGAAGGTGAAAGACCGCATCGTGCCTCACTGGAAAAGGAAGAAGAAGTAATGCCGAACAAGATCGAGCGACTCAACTCCGTGACGGGCACGTTCGTCGCCACGAACAGTGCCAGCACCAGCCCCAAGATTCCGTTCGCTGCGGCGGGTGGTGGCGTGCTCATCGTGGACGCCGTGTCCAGTGCCACGACGATTACGTGGCACGTCGCCTTCGGCCCGGAACTGACGCCCGTCCCGCTCAATGCGGACGGCTCGGGTGTGACCACGACCATTGCGGCCAACAACGCCTACACGCTGCCGGATGCCCTGTTCGCGGCTCCGTTCATCGTGGCGGTGACGAACGCAGGCACGGCGACGTTCCGCGTGAGCGTGAAGGGCTGATTATCCGGTCACGCAGGGAGCGTCAATGTACTACTGCGGGCAGGATATTCTGGAATACCTGATGAACTCCGTTGGCGGCGGGGCTCAGGACAGCGAGCATCGCCTGCTGCGGGCCGCTGCACACCACGCCCACCGCGACGTGACGCACGCCCGCGACTGGAACTGGCACGTCACGACGGCCACGCTGACCACGCCCGACGCAGGCGGCGGTCCTGGCTTCACCTACACGCTGCCCGCCAACGTGCGGAACGTGGATTCCATCATTCCGCCCGTGACGAGTCCGTCGTCGGTGAAGTACGTCACGCCGATGGAGTGGGAGCGGCTGAACGTCGTGCTGCCGGAACTCAACTCGCCCATCCTGTGGACTGTCGTCAAGCATCCGACGATGTATGACCGCTGGGCCTTGAAGGTCGTTGGCGACCCGGACATCACGCAAACGCTGACCTACACCTACCGGCGGAAGCCCGCCCCGTTGCGGTACATGGGATACGAGGCGGCGAGCCGGAATGGGTCGCTGTCCACGACGGGGCTGGTGAAGCGATACGGCACGGCCACAGCCTTTCCGGAGGGGCCAGCGGGGATCAATCCGTTCACGGCCGAAGAGATTATCGGGGTCGCTGGAAGTCTGGTGGGCACGCCACCCGCGAACGCCAAGACCGTCGTGTCGGATTACCTCGACGTGAGCGACACCATGTTCACGGCCGTGCTGTCCGGTGCGGAGGTGTGGGTCGCCAAGATGCTGGGCAAGAACGTCGAGGGATCGCTGACCGTCTACGCCCGCGACCTGCGGATGGCGTTTGAGGCGGATGTGGTGGCCCCCGTCAGCGGCACCCGCCCCGATGGCATCGTCGTGAGCGGCCCGCGTTCGCTCGGGTACTACTCGCCATCTGGCGCAGACACGGGGGTGTAGTCATGGCGGAAGCGATGTGGGCAGGGCTGGTCACCAACGCCAGCCCGTATGCCATCCCTGCTGGCGCCGCCGTCGAGCAGACCAATATCGTCACGTCCACGCCGGGCCAACTCACCAGTCGCGGCGGCATGCGGCCAGTTTCATTCACGAGTGCGGCGCCGGAGATCCTTGACTGCTATCCGTACGTCTTCAGCAACGCCGTCAAACTGCTTGTCCTGGACGCCGCCGGGCAAGTGCAGGCGCTGTCCACGCCCGCGTACGGCACCGCTCTGTCGAGTCCCATTGACCCCGTGCTGTCGCCGTCCTCTGGGCAGGTGCAGAGCAGTTACACGGGCACGTTCTATGACCACGCAGGGGAGCCGCCCTCGTGACCGTCATTGCATCCGGCTTTAGTGCAACACGACCGATCTCTTGCGCACAGGGCCGCTACGGCGAAATGATTATCGCGCAAGGTGGTGGCGTGCAGCCGAAGCGATGGACTGGCTCGGGTACATCCACAAACGCTGGCATTGCGGCTCCAGCCAGCGCGCCGACGATCACGCTGAACACCACGAAGCGGTACTACGTCGCCCGAGCCGACGTTCACAAGCCCGGTGCCGTGTACAACGCCGCCCCGTCCGTGACGTTCACTGCCCCAACGTCACCTCCGACTGGCTATCGTGCGGCAAAGGCCCAGTCCTATCTCAATCAGTCTGTCGTGAGCGAACTGGTGGTGACGGACGGCGGCAAGCACTACCCGGCCCCGCCGCCCATCGTCCTCAGTGCTACGCACGGGACTGGTGCGGTGCTGACTCCGGTCATGGACGGCACGCCGCCTGCCGCCGACTCGATCACCCACTACGAGGTCATTCAGGGACCGCCTTTTGACGACGAGACGGACTACCTGCCAAATCAGCGCACCATTTGGGATACGTGGGGCGCCGTTGACATCCCGCTGACCAACGGGTCTGGCACCATCCCGCGAACCGTCTGGGTGTACCACAACGCCTGCGGACTGGGGCCGAGCAACCTCGCCAGTTACTATTCGATCTCCACGAACCTCGCCTACACCGTGAGCGGAGCCACTGGCACCGGCGGCATCGCTCGCGTGAACTTCTACGGGCAGCGCATCCTGTCCACCAACTGCACCGGCGGCACGGCCTTCGTGTTCTATGCCACGTCCTGCTTCGTGCGATCCGTGACCGCAAAGGCTTCCGGCACGGGCTACTCCACGACCGATCCAGTCACGATCACGATTGCTGCGGCGGGCACGCTCGACACGACCACCGGCAACATGACAACGACGGTGCCGTCGAGCAAGTCGCTCATCATCGAGGGCTACCCGCCGGGTCACGCCAAGAACACCTCGACGCCGCGATATGCCGTCAAGGAAATCCAGGTCACAAATGGTGGCAGCGGGTACGTGGTCGCCCCTGAGATCAAGATCACCTCGTCCTCCGGATTCGGGGCGTACGCGACCTGCACGGTTGCCAACGGCGCCATCACCGCTGTGACGCTTGAGTCTGGCGGCGGCGGCTACAAACTGCCGCCCGCCGTCACGGCCGTATCGGGAGGGGCAGAGGCGTTTGCCGTCGCCCGCCCTCACCTGCGTGGCAAGTACCAGTGCTACTACCGATACGTTGACAATACGCCCGCCTCCAGAGGTGGGCCAATCCCCAGCAACCTGTCGCCAGTGCGGGAGGTCGATGCTGGCGAGGGTGCGCAGTCGATGGCCTGGAGCGTGGCTGGGCCAAGCAACACAGATGGCCGCACGCTCACGGTGGAGTTGTGGCGAACGACTGGCGACCAAGCACTGATGCTCTATCGCGTCGGCACCGGGACATCGCTCACCGACGACCTAACCGACGACGAGGTGCGGAACCCGGATCGTGCCGGGTACGCCGCCATGCCCATCGTGCTGCCGAACGGCGACCTCAACGCCATGCGGTTCACGCCGCCGCCGAACGACAAGGCGACCGTCGTGCGATACCAGGACCGATTCTGGTACGGCGTGGACACGAGCGGCTCCGAGCCGAACTCGATCTACTTCTCGGAGGTGGACGAGCCGGAGAGCGTTCCGGACATCAACGAACTCGTGCTCCAGCAGAACGCTCGGGACGGTGACGCCATTACGGCCTTGATCCCGTTTGGCTCGTCCATGCTCATCATGCAGTCGCGGCACGCCTACTCGCTGTCCTACAGCAAGCAGCCGCTTCGGGACGCCGACGTGTCACCGATTGCCAATAGAGGCTGCTCCGGACAGCGGTGCTGGGACATCCATGCGGGCGTGTGCTACGTGCTGGATCAGTACGGCGTGTACTCGATCTCGCCACAGGGAGAGTTTGAAGACATCTCGTCACCGATCAACGACATCATCCGCACGCAAGTGGATTGGAGCCTATTTCGCAAGGGATGGAACTTCGTGCTCGTGGATGCCGTGCGCAAGGTCGTCCGCGTGTTCGTCGCGTTCAAGGCTGACGGCTCGACCGGATACCCGACCCGCGCCCTGTGCTACTCGATCAGCACAGGCACATGGTGGGTCGAGCGCTACCCGCACCGCATCTCGGCCGGAACGACTGTGCCGATGTCAAATGGCGATTACGGGTGCGTGTACGGAGCCACTGGCGGTGCGTTCTTGCTGGGCGAGGGGCATCTCGATGACGCTCGCGGTGCCATCTCCGCAGTCACGGTCACGAACAAGGGCGCAGGATACCGCACGCCGCCAACCGTGACCGTCTCTGGTGGCGTGGGCGGAGAACTCCAGGCCGCAATCAACGCCGATGGTCAGGTCAGCGGAATATGGATTCTGCATCAAGGGCACGGATACTCTAGCGGCTCTGTCACCATCTCGGCCCCCGACGATCCGAACTGTGCGGCACCCGTCCAGGCGACGGCCACGTTCACGGCATCTACCGGCTCGATGTTCCCGGTCTATCGGTACAAGACTGGCAACCGTGCGTTCCCCACAGACATGACCGCAAAGGGCGGTGGCTCCGTACAGCCTCGCGATGTCAGCCTGACCTACAAGCCGCAGTCCGCCAAGTGTGACATAGCCGCTAGGCTATATTACAACAACTCGCCGCATGCCCGGCCAAACGTCGCCAACCGCAATCGCGGCGTCGGCTTCTCTGCCAGCACGGTGGACGGTGCGTCCCGCCTGGACATGGCGGCTCAGGCCACGCGGACTGGGTACGACAGCGGCGTGGCGAAGGCCGTCTTTGCCAGCCGCAGCATCGACGACATCCAGTCATCGGATCGCCATGTGGCCGTCGAACTGATCGGCGCCCGCAAGAACACCGATCCTGTCATCGTCTACGCACTCGACGTGTACGGCACGGCGGCAGGAGGGTAGTCGCATGGCCGGGTTCAGCGAGCAGCGGCAGCAGTTGCGCAAGTCGCTTGTGGCGGCAGGTCTGTCCCCCGACGCTGCCACGCAGATCGCCAACATTCTGGGCAACAGCGTCCAGGAAATGCGGCACGCCGGTCCAGTGGAGATCGACAACACGCCCGCCGACCTGCGGATGGTCACGCCCGAGCAGAGGCGTTTGCGATTCCCGAATCTCGACTTTCGTCCTGGCGACCCCGACCATCGCCCAAAGCGGACGGCCGACTCGGAGGAGCGGCGGGAGAAGGAGCCAGAACCCAACGTCGTTCCGATCCTGGCACCACAGCAGACGAACGCCAACTTCCGCGTGGCTCCCGGCTCCATGACGGACGTGGCTGGAAACGGGCAGGCGGCACAGGTCAATGTTCGCAACGTCGTGGCAGGCCGACCTCCACAGGGGCTCCCGCTCACGATGCTGGACTCGCAGGCCAACCAGTTCGTCGGCAAGGCGCCCCGTGCGCAGGTTGGGCAGAACGACGGCACGGCCCGGCTCGACATCCAGGAGACAGGGCGGGAGGTGCTGTGGAACCTCCAGATGCTCAACCGTTCCGAGTACGACGTGGTGACGAAAGTCGAGTTCATCGACGGCAAGGGACTGGAGGTCACCTACGAGCGGATCAAGGCGTGGGATCAGCAGAAAGAGCGGGTCGATACGATTCCCGTCATTCCGCAGACCGTCGTGACCGAGATCGTTGAAGACAAGAAGGGGCTGCGTGGCCGGAGGCGGATCATCCCGGTCTTCTCCTCTCGTGGCGACAGCAACACCTACTTCAACACCTACCGCATCGGCACCTTCACTGGGGGCTGGCAGAGCGGCACCACCAAGTCCATCACGCAGGTGTGGCCGACATCAGGGCTGGCCGTCGATGTGATGAATCGGACGCAGGAGATCGCGAACACGGCGGGCACGAAGTACGTCCTGTTCGCCGCCCGCACAAAGGATGAGGTCACGCCCCCGCCCGCCAACCCACAAGACCCTGCCGCACAAGACACCCTGCGAGACGACCCGCATCCGATTGTCTCGCAGCCCCCTGCCTACAACGTCAACGGCGAGTTGATCGAGGGCGCTGCGAATGGCGTGCGAGAGCCAGAGGTGACGTACTACGCCATCGAGATTCAGCCTGCCACTGAATGCACGGCGTTCACGTCGCTCAACGGCAAGACCGTCGATGCACTCACGGGCTACAGTGCAGCAACGCCGTCTGCGCTGTCGTACACCACCTCCTCAGAGTCTGCGACCCCCTGCCTGAAGTGGAGGTCGCATCTCGTGACGGTAATAACGAACGTGGCACTGACGGCCTACGGCCTGGAGTTCTCTCGCAAGAACCTGTACGTGCTGGCGGAGGGCGATCCGATTGCAAATCTCATCGTCCCAGTTGACACCTGCCCTCCGACATCTCCAGGCGGGGGCGGTGGTGAAGGGAGCCCGTGACGACCATGCCGTTGTATCGCACTGCCAATGGGCTTTTGGTGGCTGGCGGAGAACTCGCGGCCTCGCAGAGTTGCTGCTGCGGAGGGTGTCCGCGCTGCATCATCAACGGCCAGATTGACTGCAACTACACGACCGAAGCGGAATGCGAGGAGTGTGTCACGACCACGTACTGCTACGACTACTATACGGGCGAGACATTTCCTATGCCGCTGGGAGGCTGTCCGTCCGGTTCTGAGGCCGCGTTTGAGGTTGTCGAAGGCCCATGCGGCACATGGACACCCAATCAGCCGTGCGGCCCATGTCCGTGCGACAGCGATAGCGATTGCCCGAACTTCCAGCAGCCGTGCGAGCAAATCTTTCCGGAGTCGCCTTACACCTGCTGCGACGGAGGCTGTACGGAGTGGGCATGCTATCCCGGCGCGCGGATCATTCTCAATTTCCGCAAAAAGGCTGGGTGCGCGTTCCTTCCGGACGTGGCTGAAGGAGAAGAGTTTGCGGTGACCATTTCTGGCGGCTTTTTGTATGGGTGCATTGAATCCTCCGTGCTGTCTGGCGCCCCGTGCTTGACGCAATGGACGCTTTCTCGCGGGTGTGTTGTGACCAACCTGACGTTCGACGCATCCGTCAACCAAGCGTGCCAGGACTGCTATGAGTTTCTCGGCTGGCAGTCGTGCCGACTCAACTGTGCTGGAGTGTGTGTATGAGTAACGTGGCGTCGGCGTCTTTGACCAAGTGCAAGTGCGTTCCGGACGGCCGGGCGTTCGCGTGCGTGTGCCCGTGCGGCATGCAGATGCGTGCCGATGTGCCGCACGTCTTTCACGCCTGCGGGATGGATCCGCAGCCGGTGGCGCAGCAAATGGCCGCTCTACCGCCTCCGGGCGGTCCCGGCACCGAACTCAAGAAACTCCTCCGGCTCGTCGGCATCACCGCCACGCCGACCTGCCCGTGCAACGCCCACGCCGTCCAGATGGACATCTGGGGGGCGGACGAGTGCCAGCAGCGGCTGGACGAGATCGTGGGCTGGCTGCGGGAGGAGGCGGGCCGCAGGCACCTGCCGTTCTCGGAAACCATCGCCCGACAGGTGGTACTCCTAGCCATCCGCCGGGCCAGAAAGACCGCCGCTCACTAGCCAATCTGCGGACATAAATCCGTAGAGAGGCTACGCATGGCGGCATTACGGCTCCCAGATTTGCTCACGCGCTACAGCGCCCCCAGCACGTCCTCGCAGTCCAGTTCCAGTGAGTCCTACGACTACAGCGGGCTGGACGACCTAACCAAGAAGCAGGACGCCATCGGGGCACTGCGGGACGCGAAGTTTGAGGCCAACTTCAGGGGCGACCCCAGTGCCGTCACGGCGGGCAACAAGGTCCGCGAACTCGTCAAGGCGGTTCGCTCCCACCTGCCGACCGCGACGGAGCGGGATCCTGGCCCGTCGCTGTCTCCGCTCGTGCGTGTGACCTCCCGCAGCAGCAGCAGCAGCAGCGACTTCGGTGGCGGCGGTTGGGAGGGCCAGCAGGAGCCGCAGGGCCGCAACGCGGGCGGGCAGCAAGGTCCGCCGCAACTCGCCCCGCTGCCGGTCAATCAAAAGCCACCAGCCGCCAAGCCCGCAGGCCCGCGCCCGCCTGCCGTCAAGCCTCCCATGAAAGACGCCCGGCTTCCCGGCATGGCCGAAGCAGCGATGCAGAGGCGGTTAGACGAACTGAACGCAGGTATCGACAGCGAGGCGGCGTTTGATGTCAGCGATGCCCCGCTTGTTCC